GAACAATACGAATTAGCAACATCTAAAGAGGCTGGATTTACAAAGAATATAACATACTTAAGAGCAATAGAAAGATACGATGCCGTACTAAAAGATGCCGATGCTTATTTGAATTTAACAATTGATACTACAGCAGTTCAACCAGCAGCGGTAGAAGAAAATCCAGAGGAAGAGCCTGAAGGATAAGAACAGAGGGGGAAACCCCTCTAATTTATTTATAAAAGGGGTGGATAATAATGCTAGAAAAAGTTAAGGAATATTTGAAAATAGACACCAATGCAGAAGATAATTATTTGAATTCGTTAATATTAGCAACAGAACAATACGTGTCATCAGGACTAGACAATGATAACAATAAGAATTCGGCACTATTTGAGAATGCACAATTAATGCTAATTGGGATGCTGTATAACAATCGTGGTTTGACAGAGGGCAAAGAGAATACAACATTAAAACTAATATTTAATGCCATAATGTTGAAGTTAAAAACAAGTGAGGATATAGAAAATGGAATTAGCACAAATGAAGAATAGGATAACACCAGTGCAAAGGAAAAGCATTATAAATAAAAATGGATTCCAGGGAAATGAGTTCGTAGACCTAAAAGAAATATGGTCAAAAGTAGAGCAAGTAAAAATAACCGAAAGAATTCAAAGTTCCAACGAGAAAATACCAGATGAAAAAAGATTCATTATAAGAAAAAGTGCCGAACCTAATATAGATATAAATGATTTGTTTATAAAATACAAAAATAAACTATATGAGGCAATAGGCTATGAAACCTTTAATTCGTTAGAAGATTTTACAAGCATAATAGCGAGAGAATGCGACAATGAGTGTAAAGATAACAACTGAAGGAATTGATGAATTACGAAATGAACTTTTGAAACTAGGTAGTAAGGCAGATGGAATAATAGATAATGCATTAATGGAAGCGGCAAAACCTATTCGAGATGAAATGCAAAATAACATTAACAAAAGTAAATTAAACAAGAAACACTTGAAAGACAATATTCCTATAAATAAAGAACCAACAATAGATGGCAACCATGCAGTAAGTGTTGGATGGACTAAAGAGGATAACTCGGAATTCTTTTATTCAAAATATTTAGAATGGGGAACAAGTAAAATGGATGCTAAACCATTTATGCAGCCTGCAATAGATAAGAAAGAAAAAAAGGCATACGAGATACTTATAGATGAAATAACAAAGGGGTTAGGAATATGAATGATATAGTTATGGATACATTAAAAGGATTAAATATACCAATACAATTTCAAGTTTATACAGGAAAAGAAAAGACCTACATAACATTTTTTGAATACAACATGCAAAACGAAGAATATTCGGAAGATGAAATTGAGGTCGAGGGTTATTATTTTCAGATAGATATTTGGTCGGTGGAAGATTACACCGAACTAGTAAAAAAGACAAAGAAATTATTAGAAGCCAACAATTTCAGATTTATAGATCAGGAAGATTTATATGAAAAAGATACAAAAATATTTCATAAAGGGTTAAGGTACTGGATACCTAACTATAGATAAGGGGGAATTAAATTATGCCAAGACAAATTGGATTAAGAGATATTCACATAGCACTATTAAAAACAGATACAGAGGAAGAAACTACTTATGATGCAGTAGAGAAATTAGAAAGAGCAATAACTGCAAAACTAACACCAAAGTCAAGTAGTGAAAAAGTATATTCAGATGATGAGGTGGAAGAAATACTTTCTAAATTTGATAGTTGCGACATAGAAGTTGAAACAAACCAATTAACATTAAAATCTAGAGCCAAACTACAAGGAGCAGAATTAGTTAATGGGGAACTTATAGAAAGAAGCACAGATGTAGCACCAGAAGTAGCCATAGGATTTAGGTCTAAAAAATCAAATGGCAAGTACAAATATGTGTGGCTATATAAAGGTAAATTCGAACTAGTGGAAGATGAGTATGCAACCGAAACAGATAAAATAGAGTCAAAAACACCTAAATTAAAAGGAACATTCTATTCAAGAAATTCAGATAATGCATGGAGAATAACATTAGATGAAGATGAAGAAGGCACAGACCAAACAAGAAAAGACAACTGGTTTAAAACAGTTCCAGCATTACCAACAGGAGCAAAAGGGTAGGTGTAAGTTATGTTTGAGACAGTAGAACAGGTAGGAATAGGGCATCCAGATAAAGTGGCAGATAGAATATCAGATTCTATATTAGATGAGTTACTAAAGCAAGATGCCAATTCTCGAGTTGCTGTTGAAACACTTATAAAAGATGAAAAAGTAGTGGTGGCTGGGGAAATAACCAGCACCGCTACAATTGATATTTATAAGATAGTAGAGTCAGCATTCGTAGAAGCAGGATATGATATGAAACCAAGCATAGAAATAAACATTTCTAAACAGTCACCAGATATAGCCTGTGGGGTAGATACAGGTGGAGCAGGTGACCAAGGGGTAATGGTAGGATATGCAATAGCAGAGACAGAACATTATATGCCATTAGCACATGAAATCGCAACTAAAATATTATTAAGAGCAAATATGTTGAGAATGACAGGAACGTTTCAATATGCGAAGTCGGATATGAAATCACAAGTGACAATGGACAATGAAAAACAAAGAATAGATACAATAGTGGTTTCAATACAATATGAAGCGGATTATAACGAAAAAGAATTCAAAGATTTTATAACAAGATACATAATAGACCCAGTAGTAGCAGATTATAAATTAAACAAAGACTATAGATGCCTAATAAATCCAACAGGAGCATTTGTGATAGGTGGAAGTGTTGGAGATACAGGATTAACAGGAAGAAAAATAATTGCAGATAGTTATGGACCAGTGTGTAGCCATGGCGGTGGTGCATATAGTGGAAAAGACCCAAGTAAAGTAGATAGGTCAGGAGCATACATAACAAGAAAAATAGCAAAGCATATTGTGGCCTCTGGAATGGCAGAAATAGCAGAAGTAAAATTAGCATTTGCAATAGGAGTAGCCAAACCAGTAGCACTAGATATAGAATGCTATGGAACAGAAAATATAGATATAGAAATAATAAAAGCAGTAGTAAGAAATGAATTTGATTTAACACCAGCAGGTATTATAAAGGAATTAGAATTAAAAAAACCGATTTATAAAAGAATATCAGCATATGGACATTTTGGTATAAATGCAGTAGATATGCCATGGGAAAAATTAGATAAAATAGGAATATTCAAACAAGTATTAGAATTTCATACAAAACAAGAAAAAATAATAGAAAAATGTTTAGAGAAATATTTAGGAGGAAAGTAAGATGAAAGGAAAAGAATTAAAAGAAAAAAGAATAGCAATAACATCAAATGGTAAGCAATATAATTTAGCACTAGATATGAATGCACTATGTGAATTGGAAGATATGTATGGAGATATAAAGAAAGCAATAGGAAACTTCAAGGAAAAACCAATGAAAACAGTCAGGGCTTTTATATATTCGATGCTAAAGTCACAAGATGAGAAAATAACACTAATGAAAGCAGGAGCATTAATTGATACAAAGAATTTCAATCAAGTGGTGGATGCTATAACAGAATTAATTGAAGAAGCATTCCCAGAAAATGAAGAAACAGAAGATGAAGAAATAGAAAAAGAGGAAGAAGGAAAAAACGAGTAAAAGAGTCATCCACATTAGATTGGGAATGGCTCTTTTTTTTAGTAACACAGGTGTTGAAATACCCAGAAGAAAGATTCTGGACTATGACGTTAAAACAAATAAAAACAAGGTATAAAATACACCAAAGATTCAATGGAAATGAAGAAAATGAAATAGGCTATATTGATGAAATATTCTAAAGAGGAGAGTGAAAAAAATGGCGGAAAAGGAAATGAAGTTGAAACTATCGTTTGATGTCTCAAAGTTTGAAGAAGGCTTGAAAAAGATGGACAAAAATATGAAGTTACTAGATAGTCAAATTAAGGCTTCGACTTCAGCCTTTGAGTCATTCGGTAGAAATACAGATTCATTAAAGACCAAAGCAGATGGATTAAGCAAGAAGATTGAATTACAAAAAGAAAAGGTATCGGCACTAGCCGAAGCATATAATAATTCGGTAGCGGAAAAAGGAAAAGATAGTGATGCTACAAGAAAATTAGAAATAAAGTTAAATAATGCAACAACATCACTAAATAAAATGAAAACCGAATTAAAGTTAGTAAATGACCAATTAAAAAACCAGCCGTCATTATTAACAAACCTAAATAGTTCATTAGATAAATTCAACAACAAGTTATCCACATTAGGAACAAAAGTAACAAGTGTAGGAACGAAATTAACTGCAGGATTAACAGCACCGATAATAGCACTAGGAACAACAGCAGTAAAGTCAGTTGTTAGTTTTGAGGATGCATTCGCAGGAGTAGAAAAGACAGTAAATGGAACAGCCGAACAATTGGCAAACCTAGAAACAGGCATAAGGAATATGGCTAAAGAGATACCATCTAGCCGAGAAGAAATTGCAGGGGTAGCCGAAGTAGCAGGACAGTTAGGAATAGAAACCGATAATATATTAAATTTCACAAGAACAATAATCGATTTAGGAAATGCAACTAATTTAGTGGGAGAAGAAGGTGCATCACAGTTAGCAAAATTTGCAAATATAGTACAAATGAACCAAGGCAATTTTGATAGACTAGGAAGCACAGTAGTAGCATTAGGAAACAATTTCGCAACCACAGAAAAAGATATAGTAAATATGTCTACAAGACTTGCAGGTGCTGGTTCACAAATAGGATTAACCGAAGCACAAATATTGGCATTTGCAACAACACTATCATCAGTAGGGATTGAGGCCGAAGCAGGTGGTAGTGCCTTTTCAAAACTAATGATAAATATACAACTAGCAACAGAAAAAGGTGGAACAGAGTTAAAGAAATTTGCAGACGTTGCAGGAATGAGTAGTAAAGAATTTGCAAAAGCATTTAAAGAGGATGCAAGTTCTGCAATTGCTGCATTTATAAAAGGACTAGGGGATTCCGAGAAACAAGGAAAAACAACAATAGCCGTATTAGATGAAATGGGCATAAGTGAAGTGCGATTAAGAGATACGATGTTAAGACTTGCAGGATCAGGAGATTTGTTAAACAATGCATTAGAACTAGGTAGCACAGCATGGGATGAAAATAATGCACTAACAAATGAAGCAAATAAAAGATACGAAACATTGGCATCAAAACTAGAAATAATGAAAAATGTCGTTTCAGATGCTGGGATGGTAATAGGGGAAAAGTTAGTTCCACATTTATCAAAAGGAATAGACCTTATAAGTAATTTTGCAGAAAAGATAAGTGCATTAAACCCAGAACAAGTAGAGTTGTTAGTAAAAGCAATGATGGGATTAGTAACAATAGGACCAGCAGTAGCAGGACTAGGAAAATCAATGACTATACTAGCACCAATGTCTACACAACTTGGAAACATGATCCAAAAAGTAGAAGGACTAGGAACAAAGGGGATAGATTTAGGTAAAAAGTTTGGAACAAGTATTACAGAGGGATTAAACAAAGCAGGAACAGGAATAAATACATTCTTAGCAAAAGATAATAAAGTAAGTAATATGCTAAATGGATTGAAAAATAAAGCAGTTACATTTGGCGGAAGTTTCAAAGATGCTTTTTCAAGAATTGCAAATATACAAATTCCAGATAAGCAAATTAACATACCTTTTTTAGATAATATTATAACCAAGGTCAAAGGACTAGCACCACAGGTACAAACAGCATTCGGAAAATTAGGTGGGGTAGCCAACAAGTCATTAGTTAAATTGCAACAAATAAGTCAAATAGCATTAAAAATGGTAGGACCAGTAGCAATAGTAGGACTAGCATTAACAGGGCTAGGATTATTAGAGCAAAACTTCGGAGAACAAATACAACATTTCGCAGATATAGCAATACAACGAGGTCCGACAATACTACAAAATCTAGTAAGCGGAATAGTGTCTAAAATTCCAGATTTAATAAGTTTAGGTGTAGATTTACTAATAACGTTAACAAATACGATATCCGCTAATCTACCTATTTTGCTTCAAGGAGCGGTCCAGATAATAGTAGCATTGGCAGATGGAGTTTTATCTAACCTAGATAAAATAATAGATGCAATTTTAGTATTAACAGAAACAATTTTATTTTCAATAATTGAGAACCTCCCAATTTTACTAGAAACAGGACTAAAGATTTTAATGCGGACTAGTGGATGGGATAGTCAATAATATAGATAAAATTATTGATATGGCTATGAACCTACTTATGACAATTATAACTTTATTAATTACCAACCTTCCAAAAGTGATAGAGGCAGGAATTAAGATACTAGTAGCACTAATAGAGCGGACTTGCCAAAGCCATTCCAAAATTGATTGAATACCTTCCAACAATAATTGAAACAATATTTAAGGCATTCGGACAAATAGACTGGGCGGAACTAGGAAAAAGCATAATAAGAGGATTAGTAAGTGGACTAAAAGCATTGGGAAATTTAATATGGGATACATTAAAGGGAATAGGTCAAGCAGCACTAAATGGATTTAAGAAGATGTTCGGCATAGCATCACCATCAAAAGTATTTGAAGGATTTGGAGAAAACATTGATGAGGGATTCGTTCAAGGTATAGAAGCCAAAGAGAAAGATGTAGCAAATAGTCTTCAATCATTAAGGAATTTAGCAGATGGCTCATTCGAAAGCACATATGATTATAACCTAAATGTCATGAAAAAAGATTTTGATATAGCAAAAGTAGGATCAGGCAATAATATTTCAACAACAAATAATAACAGTAAGATAAACATTATAATTGAAAAAGTAGAAAACTATAGACAGCAAGATGTCAAAGAACTAGTAGATGAAATAAGTTTCTATTTGAAGAAAAATAAATTAGCATTGGGGGGAACATAATGGCACATTTTATATATAACGATATAAATTCAAAGTCTCTAGGAATTATAGTAAATATTTTACCAGAAAGAACAATACCAGTAGAAAGAAAAGAACTAATTACAATACCAGGAAAAGATGGATATTTAACATATAAAGAGGGAGCATACGAAAAAATAGAAAAGCAAATAGAATGTACCATTCCCAAAAATGCAAATATAGACAATATAGTAAAAGCATTAAAAGGAACAGGTAAATTAATATTGTCAAATCAGCCAGACCGATATTATGAAGCCGAAATAGTAAATGCTATACCATTTGAAAATATATTAGGATTAAGCAAAAGGTTTATAATTCCGTTTGAGTGTAAACCTTTCGCAAAATCCATAACAAAAACAACAAAGACACTCGCAGTCGGTACAAATAATATTAGTGTAAATGGAACAGGTAAAACATTTCCAATAATAGATATACAAGGCACAGGAACATTTAAAATAACAAAGGGTAGTACAATTATTAACTTGAAGGATATAGCAGGAAATATAAGAATTGATAACGAGTTAATGAATGCAACAAGTATAGATGGACTAACAAACCTAAATAGTAAAATGACAGGTAGTTTTATAAATCTAGAAAATGGAACAAATACAATAATAGTAGAAAAAGTTTCAGGCACACTAACATCGATAAAAATGGAATATCAGGAGGCCTGGTTATGATAGTGTTATATTCAGGAGATACAACAGATTTTGATAATAATGGACTAGGAATACTTACAGATGCAATAATAACCAAAACAACAGAAGAACTAAATGGTAGATACGATGTAGAGTTAGAATATTTATTAACAGGACAACATGCCGAAAAAATAGAAATAAACATGATTATAAAAGTAAATGTGGCAAATAAAAATCCACAATTATTTAGAATAAGGAATATAGATAAAAACTTAAAGACAATGCATATAACAGCATACCATATAACCTATGATATGAATAATAATTTCCTAGTAGATGTTGCACCAACAAATCAAACTTGTTTAGGAGCATTAGAATGGGTATTAGCAAGAACAGAAGAAGGGCATAGTTTTTCAGCAAAAAGTGATATAGCAACGTTACATACAGCAAGATATGTTAGAAAGAATTTGATGGAAGCAATCGCAGGAGCGGACAATTCGATTTTGAATACATGGGGTGGAGAATTAGACCGAGATAATTTTGTAATAACAATAAATAACGAAATAGGTAAAGACAAAGGTTACAAAATAATTTATGGAAAGAATTTAAGGGAAATAAAATGGACTATTGATATGACCGAAGTAACAACAAAGATATTACCACAAGGCAGAGATGCATTATTATTACCAGATTTGTTTGTAGAGTCACCAATAGCCAACAACTACCCAAGTAAGATTATAAGAAAAATTGAATTTGAAGATATAGGTGTAAACGAGGATCCAGAAGATGAAGAAACACCAATAACTTATGAACAAGCCTGTGAAATGCTAATAGCAGAAACAGAAAAATTATTTGAAGCAGGGATAGACAAACCAATAGTTAATATAGAAATAGACATGATAGAACTTTCAAAGACCGAGGAATATAAAGAGAAATACAAAGTTTTAGAAACTATAAATATTGGAGATATAGTAACCGCATATATACCAGAAATAAATGTAGATGTAAAATTAAAAGTTATTTCTATAGTATATGATTCATTAAAAGAAAAAATAGAAACAATAACATTAGGACAAAAAAGTGTTAACTATTTTGAAAAGCAAGAACAAACTACAAATAATAGTATAGAAGATATAAAGAACATACAAATCCCAACCGCATTAAAAACCGCAAAACAAACAGCAACAGGACTAATAAACTCAGCAATGGGAGGATATGTATATAAAACAAATTCGGAACTATACATTATGGATTCGGACAATTTGTTAGAGGCCAAGAAAGTATGGAGATGGAATATAAATGGGCTTGGATATTCAAGCACAGGTGTATATGGAGAATACCAAACAGCAATAACTGCAGATGGTCAAATAGTAGCAGATTTTATAACAGCAGGAAAATTAAGAGGAGATATAATTGAGGCTGGGAGCATTTCTATAAATTCTATATCTACAGGAGCAACCGATAAAATGGTAGTAGAAACAGGATTAGAAAACTTGATAAAGAATTCAAGTGGACTAAATTCGTACACATATTGGTCTATAACAGGTTCTAACCCTACAAGTGTAAATACACCAGACGTCAAAGAAAATACAGAAGCGGAAATGGGATTCAATTTAACTAATACAACGATGACACAAAACATTTCAATAATGCAAGGCAATACATATACAATAGCATTAAGAGTAAAAAAAGGCACAGGAACAAGTACAATAAAAATAGTACAAGCAAATAAAGAGGAACTAATATTAAGTGCAGGTGTAAATGAAACATTTGAATGGAAAACAATAACCAAAACATTTGTGGCAACAGGAAATCTAGTAACAATAAGTATAGCAAACCAAAACGATTATTTATTGGTAGCAGATATAATTTTGATAGATGGCGGTTACCCAAAAGTATGGAGTCCAGCATATGGGGAAATATATACACCAAACACAAAAATAGATGCAAATGGAATAGATATTTCAAACACGTCAAATAATAGTAAGTTTATAGCAAGTAATGAAAAAGTAGGAGTTTATAAAGCAGAAGAAATAATATTCGATGTTAATAATGAAACAACAACAGTAAAGAATTTAATAGTACGAGATGTAGAAGGCAGCATAGTTCAAGTAGGTAAAATAAGAGAAATAGTCCGCACAAATGGTGTGGACTACATTTATGTGGATTAATTGGGGGTGTAAAAAATGGCTTGGTCGGTACTAAAAGAGGGATGGACATCAGAATGGGATAAGATTTATATAACAGTAAAATATGAAACAGCCAGAAGCGGAACACAAGCAGGAATAAGATACAGAATTGAATATACAATAAAGACCAATTATTATTTTGGATATCCGTTAAAAGCAGATGTATATACAAAGGGAACTAAAAGAGAAGCGGTAACAGTAAAGGCGGTAAACCCAAATACTCGGAAGTGGTGCAGTAGAAACAGGATGGTATTGGCATGAAAATGGGTATTCAGATAATAACGTTCCGAATTGTAGAGTATATGTTTATGCCACATCAGGTGGCGGAGCAACATTTAATACAGGATATTATACATTAGTAGTACCACAAGGAGCAGTGGCATCCACAATATCCAGTTCGTTAGATTTTACAATAGGAAATAGTTTGCCGATAACAATTTCAGACGTAACAGGATTAGGATATACATACAAACTTTATTTATACATAAATGGAGTAGCAGATGTTGTAACAAAAGAAACCACATCAAAAAGTTTTACATGGACTTTTACAGAAACAGAAATACAAAATATATATTCAAAAGTCCCCACAGTAAACCAGGCGGAGTCAAAAATATATTTAGATACATATTACAATGGAACATATATAGGTGGAACAGTAAAAACAGGAACGTGCTATGTTACAAATTCCAATCCCACAATAGCAGGATTCACATATAAAGACATTAGTGTTGCAACTAATATAAC